GGAAGCACGATCGAGCAGTCTCCTTCCACGTACCGGGCGTCCGCCTCGCTGGCGTACAGGAACAGGCTTTGCCACCGAACGCGTAGCGCGCGCACCGTGGTCGGCACCGACGAAGCGAACTCCCCCAGCACCGGGTCGTAGACCCGCGTGTTGAGGGTAGCGTCCACCACAGGGAACTCCAGCTTCACGCAAGTGGCCACAAGGTAACCGGAGGCCTGCAGGTGCACGGACAACGCCAGGTAAGCGCTGAGCCCCCACCAGATCACGTCGTACTCCCGAACGTCGGCCACGCTGGGGAAGTACACGTAGTACTGCTGCACGTACCGGGAGGAGACCTCGATCTCCTTTCCGTCCTTCACCCACTCGGCCGACCCCCATTGGCTGGAGGCCACCGCAGCGGTTAGGAACCCGGGCAAACGGCTCACCGCGTACTTAACGGGGGCCGTCTGCAGCACGTACTTGTCGCGGTGCTCCTCCTCGAGCCCATCCTTCTCGATGTTGCCGAGCAGCCAGACCTGCCCGCGAATACGCACCGCGCCCCCGGCCGGCATGCTGGTACCAGGCGCCACAGACAAGATGCGCCTGTACGCGCCCCCGGCATCGCGCCGGGAGTCGTCGTACAGGTCGGTCTGCCCCTTGAACAGCACCGCATTCGTGTCGGGGTCCCGTACTTCGGTGCGGTCAAAGTACGAGGAAGCGTCAGCCAGGCTCAGCATCAGGCCCCCGTTATTGGATCGTACGTCCTCGTTGACGCCTTGAAGAGAGTGGCAGGGGTGAGGCTTGCCGCGGCTGTCGCTGTGCTTCCCTCGTAAACCTCCAACGCCTGACGCAATCCTTCTCGAGCAACCTGGTAATACGAGTCCACCCCGTCAAGGGTGGCTTTGAACGGTTCCCCCGCGAAGCGGGACACGGTGGCTTTTCCGTCGCCTACATCCTTCGGAGCGAATACGGGAAGAGAAACCCCCACCTGCCGGGCCACGGCGTACACAGCGAACAGGTGCACGGAGTCGTACAGCGCCGACTCGTTCTCTGTTCGCGAGGTCAGGCTCTTGGCGACGATCGAGGAAAAAGCCGCAGTCAGTGACGTGGAAATCTTGTTGAGTTCCCTAACCAAGCCCATCTCGTAAACGGGCAAGGTCAGCACCGAGTCCTTCAGTTCGAGGTCGTTAACGCCCAGGGCAGAGCGAACCTCGTCGAACTCACAGTAGGTGGTCAAAGACATGCGGAAGGCCCCTGCGATCAGTCTTCAGCGATGACGAGTTTCCCGGCGTCAAGTTGTGCTTGAACGAAGCCGTCGAGATCGACCTTTTTGGGGTCTGTGGTGAACACCGTGTTGGTGAACAGGTGCACCATTTGCCCGACCGGTGTGCGGACAAAAACCTTCTTGGCCTCCGCCACCTTGGCCTCTGGGGCTTTGGCCGGCGACTTGCCTTTTTCAATCTGAGTCATCCCAGTCTCCTGTAGAAAAGGGGCGGGCCGCCTCAGCGCGCTCGCCCCCTTGGTTGGTTGGACCCGCTTACACGGTCAGGGTCAGAACCTCGAACGCTTCATCCATGAAGCGGTAGACGATCTCGCCGCTGTCGACGCGCAGCATCGTGGAGCGCTTCATGGCGAAGGCTTCGATGGCGCTGTACTGAGCGGTCAGGCTGTTGACCCGGTGCACGCCGTAGCGGCCGTCCACACCCATGATCGTGTTCGCCGGCCAGTTCGGGTCGTCGGTCAGCACAAACTTGATCTGCGCCGGCCAGTTCGGGTTGACCACGGACAGACCGATGTCGATGCTGGGGTTGTCCTTCGGACCCTGGGTGGTCTTCTCGGCCGCCAGCATGTTGCGCAGGGCAAGCAGCGTGGTCAGATCGGACACGACGTGGGTGATGACGCGGTAGTTGGACCGCTGGGTCAGCCACTTGAGCCAGGCCTTGAAGGTGATGTTGCCGGCGGCGACGATCGAGCTGTCGAAGCTGGCAGCCGTCTGCACCTTGCCCGAGAACGTCGACAGGGCGGCCATGCTGTAGTCGGCATCGCCGTTCAGCAGGGACAGGATGTAGCCCTGAGCGCGCTCATTGGCTTCCACGGCAGCCTGACGGGCCACCGCCAGACCAACCAGGTCAAGCGTGGTGGACTTCTGGGCCTGCTCGGAGATTTCCAGGCCGATGCCCCACGTCGGGATCCGCATGGAGCGGTCGCTCGCCGTGATGCTCAGCATGGAGTTCGGCAGGGCCAGCTGCGCCACCGGGCCGCTGCGAGCAGCTTCCGGACGCGAGAAGTTCAGCACCGGACGCTCCCAGCGGTCACCCTGGATGGAGTCCTCGAGACCCACCAGCGCCGTCAAGGCATTCGGGTTGGACGTGTAGTCGCGCGTCAGCTTGTCCTCGATCACGTCCATGATGACGGCGGGGAACAGGATACGCGAGGCCGGCACGCCTTCCTTGGTGATTGCCGCAGCGTTCTTCGGCGACAGGACATCGCCCACGGTGGAGGCACGCAGTCCGTGCTCCTTGTCACCCTTGATGAACACACCGATCTGTTCCAGCACCTGCTCATAGGCAGAGCCGTACTTCTCGGAGTTGGTCGGGTAGGTGTTGGCCATATGCTGGCGCAGGGATTGGCCCTTCTCCGCAGCCTCGGCATACATGCCGACGTTCAGGTCGATGGCCTTCTTGTCGCCCTTGGCGTCAACGTAAATCAGGTCGCTCATTTCTTTTCTCCTCTTGGCGGGTTGGGGTTACACGCGCTCGATGAGAGCGAGCTGACCGACAGCGCCGGTGCCGTACAGGGCAACCACGCGCCACAACTGGACAAGGCCCGTGGCAGCTGCCGTGGCCTTGCAGACCTTGGGGTAGGCGCCAGACAGCGCCGTGCCGCGGGCAACCGGCGTGCCGGCAACCACGTAGTCACCGATTGCGATGGTGCCGGTGCCTGCAGTGGCCTGCAAACCGTCCAGCGTGACCTTCACGCGGCCGTTCTTGCGAACGCCGCCAAGCGTGTAGCCGTCCTGGGTCGGGCCGCCGTTGATGGAATCCAGCACGCCCTCGATCTCGTCGCCGACTGCGCACAGGCCGTACCGGCTGTCGCCCGCCAGCTTCACGAACTTGCCGACATCGGCGTCAGCGAGCTGGTTGTTCGATCCCGTGCCGTCCGCAACGCGGGCCGTCACGATCTGGGCCAGTTGGTCCAGGGTTTCATTGAACTGAAATTTCGCCATGATGCCTCCTTAGTTGCTCGGGCGAGTTGCGCGGATTCGGGCCTGCCGCACAGAGTCGTAACCCTGCACGTCGCCCACCTTCTCAGCGGGCTCGCCCTGCGACACTGCCGCAACGCCCCCAGCTTTGAACTTGGATTGGAACTGCTCAGCCAGGCTGGATTGCTCCGCCAGAAGGGCCTCGTCGTTCAGTGCCTCAACGCCAGCGGCGGTGCCGCCCATTGCGACGCGGAGATTCGCCACCGACTGCCGCACCACCGGGCGCATCTTCTCGATGCTGGCCTGGACGGGAGCCAGAGCGGCCTCGGCATCACGCAGCTTCACCTGAAAGTCGAGCAGCTGACCCCGCGCCTGGCCCAGCTGGGCCTGAAGCAGATCCACCTGCGCCTTCAGAGCAACGGAGCTGCCAGCTTCCGCAGCATCAGCCTCGGCTTTCGCCTTGGCCTCCGCTTCGGCTTGCTCGGCCTGCTCGGCAGCAGCCTTGTCCGCCGCTGCCTTATCGGCAGCAGCCTTCGACTCTTCGTCGGTTCCAGACCCGCTGCCAGAGGCGAGCGCGGCAATCTGTTGTTCAGTGAGTGCAGACTTCACGAAAGTCCCTTTCGAAAAACTGGACCCATACTTGGGTGAAGAATTGGCCGCGTCAATCCCCCCTTGAATTTTCGATAGCAGCGCGTCAAAACTGGTGATGGAATCCGCCAGCCCAACGTCCACGGCAGCCTGTCCCACGAACACCCGACCCTGCCCCATCTTCTGGTCCGCCGCCTCGTAGGAAACTCCACGCGCGTCCGCCACATGCTGCAGGAACGTCGTGTACATCTGGTCAAGTTGCCCTTGAATCTCCGCGCGCGCGGCGTCGCTCAGGGGCTCGTACGAATTGCCCATGGCCTTGTACTTGCCGGCCCGAAGAACAGTGACGTTCACGCCCATCTCGCTGAACATCTTGCTCAAGTCCTGATGCACCGTGAGCACGCCCAGCGAGCCCGCCTCCGTCACTTTGCCGATGTCCACCGAGCGCGCGCTCGACCCAAGCCAGTAGGCCGCTGAGGCGATCATCCCGTCCGAGAAGGTGTGCACGGGCTTCACCTTGGAGTCGATCATCGCCACCAGGTCCGCCGTGTCCGTCACACCCGACACCGCGCCGCCACCGGACTTGATGTCCAGCACAATCGCCTTGACGTCTTCCTGCTTCGCCGCGTGCACCAGCGCCGCGCGAATCTCCGGATACCCGGTCGCCCCGATGTACTCGTTGCGCCAAGAGTCGGTGTTGTTCAGGTACCCCGATACCGAGATAACGCCGATGTCGCCCTGCTGGCTGAACAAGCGGGGGACGTGGTCCTTCTCGTCCTCTCCGTCGATGGAGCTCGCCGACTTCTCCGGCTCCATCACTCCCGCCTCGATCATCTGCTTGATCGAAGACAGGTACGCGTGCAGGGAGTCTTCCGACCCGCTCCAGAACTTGAAATTCAGAAGATCCATTACTTCACCCTCTGGACCGGCGGCCCTTTTGGTTGCGTGGGGGTTTGCGGTCGCTGATCCTGCGGCCCGCCGTTGGTGGCGCCCGTGTTGGTGTACGGGTTGGCCTGTGCAGCATTGGGGTCCGTGGCACCTGCCTTGAAGAAGGTGCCGCTCAGCTTCGGCGCCCCCGGAGGCGGCAGCCGGCCGACCAGTTCAAGTGCTGCCTGCTCGTCCGAAATCAGCCCGATCGACAGCTGCTCCAGGACGCGCGACTGGCGCATGGCCCGAAACGCCTCGAGCTCCGACTCCGGGCGCAGATCCACTCGGTCGAACTCGAACTGCACGTACACGTCCTGACCAAACAGGCGCACCCCGAGGGTCAGCGCGCGCGAGAGGATCGAGTTGACCTTGTTCTGGATGCCCTCGCAGTAGCGCATGAACAACAGGCTCTCCGTGGAGGCCACGTTTTGCGAGCCCGAACCGTGGCCAAGCACGGAAGGCGGGGCCTTCGTACCCGTCGCCATCTTGGCGTCGGTCATGCTCTGGATGGTCTCGTACTCCTTGTTCAGGGTGACGTTTCCGTTATTCAGGTAGTCGAACTCGACCGCGTCGAAGTGCACCAGCGCGTCGTCTGGCTCCAGGCCATTGACTGTGCTCTCGACCTGCGAGATGTAATTTTCCTGGTAAGCCTTCAGCCCCGTGTCATCCCCCAGCAGAGCCGGAGGGATCGTCTTGCGGAACTTGTCGTAGTCGATCGACACGTCCAGGCGCGGGTGCAGCGCGCGCTTGATGACCCGGCGCACGTCGTTGGTGAACTCGGTGTCCGCCAGCACCGCCTGCAGCGCGGCCTCCATGGGAGAGTCCGAGTACGCCGTCAGAAGGTCCTGATCCATCGACTCGTAGAAGAACGTCGGGATGTCCAGGTTGATCTCGCCGGCCGCCGACTTCTGCACAGGGTACACGCTGCCGGAGCCGTCGTCGTGGAAGGTCAACTGCGCCGTAGAGATCGGCACAAGCCGGTTGGGCAGCCTCACCTTGTCCAGCACCAGCTCCAGCGAGCACGCCCCGTAAGTACGCAACTCCAGGGTCAGGGACTCCGCCACCGAATGGATGGACGACGTCCCGGAGAAGCCCGCAGAGTAGTCCGTCAGGAAGTTGAACCTCGCCAGCAGCTGCTGAACAAGGTTCGTGGCCACCGGGTTGATCTTTCCGTCCTGGTTGTACGCGATCGCCTTGAACCCACGGGTGACCACCAGACGCTGATACGCCCAGTTGCTGGCAGACAGGTCCGGACTGACCTTCGACAGGTCGCGAATCGTGGCCTTCGTGGTTGTCCCATTCCGCAGGGACAGCAGGTCGATATTCGCAGTGCGCCGATCGGTCTCCGACAGGCGCTGGTCACCCTTGGTGGTGGCCGTGCGCTTGCTCGCTGATGGGACGGATTGCGGCTTGTTGGGAACCTTCGGCTCAACGATGGGCGGCAGCGCGGAGGCCGCGGATTTTTCCACGAGCCCTGAAAAGAACTGTTTGATTTTGCCCAGCATCGCCCCATACTGGGAGGCCTTCCGGCCGAAAGTAAATCCCCTACCCCTTCTGCTTCAACCGGAAAGTGCTGACCAGCGGGGCGCCAGAGCCCAGGGCGCCGGAGGCAAGCCCCCTCATCTGGCAGGCCGTGGACAGGTACGCGGCCACCGTGTGGTGGTAGTGGTCGTGGCCTTTGGAGCTCTTCTGCCACAGCGAGGTGAACTCGCCGTTGCGCAGCGTGGCGGAGGCGCGCTTCATGTCCTGCAGGTGGGTCTTGAACAGCTCCCAATCTGCGGTCTTGCGGACCCAGACCTTCTCCGACCGGACATCCGCCAGAAATTTGTCAAACACCGCGTTCCTGTTGATCTGCACCTGGCGGACCTGGGAAAGCGCGTTGTCGGGGTCCGCCTCCTTCTGCTTCACCTCGAACAGCTCCAACCCCTGACGCGTCACGTAGACGGCCCCGTACAGGTTGGGGTCCTCTTCGGACAGCGACATGATCAAGTCCATGTACGGCTGGGAGTCGCTAACCGTGATCGACACCCGGTACTCCGCCTTCAGCTGAAAGTACCGCTCCCGGAACTGAGCCAATGGCACCCTTTCGTAGTGGACGATGCCCAGCCGGCCTTCGCTATCCAGCGACCCGATTGCGAAGTGGCAGGTGAGGCCTAGGTCAATCCCCATGCAGTGGGTGTGGAACGGCGTGCGTACGCTATCGACCCCGATTCGGTTCAGATCGTCGTCGGTCAGGCCGGAATCCGCGTCCGCGGACGGCGTGCCAAGGGCAAACTGCCGGAATTTCGCCTTGGATGCGTACTTCGTCGAGGAGACGATCAGGTCCCGCAGAGAGATGACAGAGGGGGCGTCGAAGGGAGACACCTGATACCCCGCCGCGATGTGTGGCTCCGAGGGGTTCTCGCACACCAACACCCGGTTAGGAGGGGACAAGTCCGCCGGCTTCCAGCAGGACGGGCACAGGAACTGCGCCTCGTTGTACCGAACAAGGTGTAGGTTGTCCTTCGTGATCTCGTCCAGGTGCCTGTCCCACCCTGGTACCTTCACGTTGTTGTAGTAGTCCGGGAAGAACGTGTGCCCGCAGCTCCCGCACTTGCACATATTGAAGTGGCGCCGGCTGGCCTGGAACGCCTCGTCGATCGGGTCTCCAGGAAACGTCGGCGTGCTGAGGGCAAGTCTCCACTTGTACTCGGAATGGATGATACGGCTGCTGTAATCCCCGATGACGTCCTGATCGGAGAAGCTCAACTCGTCGTGGATGAGCATGTCAAGGGTGGTGGAGATGGCAGCGTTCCCCACTGCGGCGCCCTTGAAGTAAATCTCCTTGCCGATGCCGAAAGTCTTCACCTCGGAGTTGTCCAGGTCGTCGTTGGAGATGGACGCCTTCAGCACCGGGCTGTTCTGGATGATCGGGTTGAAACGAGTCTTCGAGTACGACGCCGCGAATGACGCGGACGGGAACGTGTACCCGATGCGGAACGCCCCGGGCATCACCATGACAAGCCCGAGGGCCATCCGCATGGCCATCTCGGAGATACCCGTCTGGGCGGACTTGCGCACCACCAGTTCCTCCGACTCGTCAAGGAGGATGCTGTGTTGGTACTCGTGGCCTTTGAAGGAAAACGGCTTTCCGTTGATGAAGGTGTTCTTCTCGATCCACTTCGGCAGGTCCTTTCGGCCCAGCTTCCCTACCGTGGCCGCCTTCACCCGGTCAAGGTGGGCTCGCAGGATGTCAGCCATGCGTCTCTACTCCATCGGAGAGCGGGTGCATCACAGGATCCCTCCGATCGCGTCGGAGTACCTGCGGAACATTTCCTCCCGCGCCTCCTCGGTGGGCAGACTGTTGATCATGTCGATCACCACAGCCTCGACCCTCTTGAAACGCTCGCTGTTGAGTACGTCGGACTGCAACTTCACCAGCGTTGTCAGGGCGTTGGACAGGCTGTTCGCAACTTGGGCCTGCTGGTTGGCCGGCGCCTCGTCGTCCGTGAGCACCCGGTTCTGCAGGCTCTGCAGGGCAAGCACCTGCAGCACCAGCTCGCGGTTGAGGTCGAGGTCCTTCAGGTTCTTGACAGGGAGCAGCTGCTCCACCCGGTTGCGCAGCTCCAGCAGCTGGTCAAGCGGCATGGAGCCCACGTCCACCTGCAGGACGTGGGTAGGCTTGCTGAACGGTGTGTCTTTCACCCCCGGCAGGGGAGGCGGTTCGGGGTAATTTTCCACAGGGGTTCGGGGCCTTGAGGCCCTCTTGTTTTGGCCGGCATACTGGGGGCCGGAGGGGGCGAGGTCAATCCCGGGTAGGATTTCACATTGTGAAATGTCTGACCCTACATTTCACAATGTGAAATCTAGGGTCCTCTTGGCGTACTCGACGGCGCTCCACTCGTCGTCCTGCTCTATCTGCCACATCTGGGGCCACCACCAGTACCCCTTCTCCTTGTTCTCGGCCACTGTAATCACCTGCAGGTTGTCGTGAGTGTGAAACCCAGCCACACGGCCGGCGACCCCTTGAAGAGGCACGATATGGTCAACGCAGTAAGGCCCCCAGCCAAGTTCGTTGAGCACCGCGCAGACCCTGTACATGGCCACGACCTTGTCGATGTCGCTCCATGGGCGCCAGGCGCGCGCCAGGGCTACGTTACGGGCGGACTTGGCCCGGGTAGACCCCTCGCGGGGTGCTGGGGGTTTGGCAAGCTGCCGCCAGGCGCGCTCCAGCTTGTCGGCCGGACTCATCGAGCGGTAATTGGTGCGCTGCCACTCGTTTCTGCGGTGGTTTGGTGTTTTCCCGCTCAAATGAGCAACTTTTTGCTCATTTTTGGCCGGATTGGAGCTATTTCGGGCGCTTTTCTGCCCTTTTTCGTCCTTTTTGGACGAGTTTGGGCCCTGAATCGGGGGCGTCGAGGGGGGTTTCGGCGTCTTGATTCGGCAAATACTGGGCCGGCGCCGGGGTTTTTGGAATCCCCGGGTGTCTGGCGGAGCGCGTGCGGCGGGAGGTCA